TAAGAATATTTTAGACAAGTTAGAGTCTATAATTGAGGCAGAGTTTAAAGGTGCATTGCCTGTTTATAAAGGCAATATTGTACCTAAAGGTGTCAATCAAGCACTTCAATTAATTCCAACAGGTAGTGTTTTGTTAGATTACAATGCAACATCTGAAACAAGAGAATTTAGCATAACTGTTAGATTTATATTTAATGAAGCTAATGTAAGAGAAACAGCCTTAGATCATGTGCTTAGGTATGTATCAAGAATAGAAGCATTGATACACGATAATGTTTCTATGAGCTACACTAATGAAAATTCTCAAACAGAAAATGCCTTTAATTGCAGATTTGAATCTACAGAATTAAACACAGATGAGGAATCTAATATTTATGTTGTTGAATGGGATTATAAATGTCAATATTTAGGAAATGTAAGTTAGGAGAAGTATGAAAGTAAAATTAAAAAAAGGACAGCGATTATCTTCTATGGACAACTATTCTGGTTTGTGTTATAAAGATTGGTTGGCTCTTGAACAAGGAGAGATAGTTGAGCTTGATAAAATAAATAATTTTATTAAAGAAAAAGTAGAAACAGTAGGTGCTAAAAAAATTAAAAAGCAACCTATATTAAAAGAGGAGGAATAATAAATGGCAAATGCAGTATTTTCACCAAAAGATTTTAAGGCTTGGGTAATAGAAGAAGCTACAACAGGAACAGCACCTACATTAAATGCTTGTTATCAGTTAGATGTTGATTCGATTTCGTTTCCATCTTTAAATGTAAATCAATTTGCTTCAGTAAGAACTAGCATAGGCAGAGTTGCTCATGTTAATGATTTTTTTCAAGACAATGATTTAAGGGCTGTAGAAATATCATTATCTGGAACTTGGCATAAAGATGGAGGTCATGCAATGCTACTGCAAAGTGTTTGTGGAAATGCACTAACACCTGACTCTGTAGCAGATGTTACAATATCATCTTCGCCATCACCAACAGTAGGAAAATATGGGGAATCTGAAGCTAATAAAACATTTACTTTAGTTTTGGACTCTCCTGATAATAATGATGCTCAAAACATTGTTCTTAAAGGATGTCTATGTACTGATTTTACAATAAATGCAGATATGGGAACAGATGGTGGACAGTATAAATGGAGTGCTACAATAAGTTCAGGTAGAGTGCCTGATCTTACTGAAAATAGTGCTGTTTCAGGAACTGCTTATAGTGGAACATCTGTAAATATGGCTGCTCTTGATGTATCAGAAATTAAAGTAGCAAGCAAAAGTCCAATATTGTCAGCTTTTAGTGTTACAGTATCTAGTTCTGCAGTATACACAGGTGTAGATGAAGGAAATGGATATGCAGCTTTTGGAAGGGGAGAAGAAATGGAAGTTACAGCAAATGCTAC